CAATCATATGAATGAGTCCAAAGCCATAAAATCCTAGTCCTGGCAGAAATTTGAAGTGGACGAAATATTGGATCTTACGTTTCTTTAGATCATTGGGCGCGAAGTTCCTTCTGATTGAAAGAACTTTCCTATTACCTTCTTCAACAGTTACGATGTAAGGTAATTTTATTCCTGTTGGTTGCCCATCGGCACCAACTTCTTCGAAACCTTCTAAGTCTAAATTCACATGACACTCTAACAATGTGTAAACTGGCTCGTTCTTTCCAGTTTTCTTTGCACCTTCTAGTTCACGTTCTTTTTTTGCAAGTTCATCATTTGTATCTGTACCTGGAGGTCCAAGTTCTACATCACGATAAAAACCATTAACTTGTTGTTTTCTTAATTCGTTTTCAGAAATTTTAATTGTATGAATAACCGCTTCCGCATCGTCTAATGAGGTAGCCGTGTACGGAACGATTAATTCATCTGCAGGTACAAACTTAGAAACTGCTCGTCCTATGTTTGTATCATAATAAACTTTTTTAAAAGTAGATCCTGCTAAAGGTAAATGAAATAACATTGAGTCAAACTCTGCTTCATACTCTTTCATTTGATCCATAATTAAATAATTCATAAAGTCTTTAACACGTGTTGCTTGCTGTTCTGTTGCAGGACTTTTAACACCAATAATTTGTGTTCTAACAGGTCCATCACCTGGTAATAATTCTTTGTAAGCTTGTGCTTGGAACTGAGTAACAGCTTCTGCCATTACAGGGTGTGTTGCACCACTTGCTCCTTGAAACGGTTCAGTTCTATTTTCATATTTAAATCCTAAAAGATCTAAACCTTGTATGTAGGATTGCTCCCATTCTTTTCTGGAAGTTTTGTAATCCATATAATTTTGTGTCATCTCGCTGCCAATTGGCTCTAACACATCATCTGGTAAAATATCTGCTAGGTTATCAAAGTGTGATTCTGTCCCCGGTATGTTGATAGATCCCGGTTCAAAGTCGATTGTTGCACCACCATCTTCTTCAGGTACAACTTCTATTGGTCCTTTTTCTGGTTGTTCTTCCTGAACAGTAACTTCTTGTATTTCCTCTTCTGAAGGAACTTCAAGTTTTGTTCTTGTGTTCGGGAGTCCTTTGTCTATATCTGCCATTTATACTCCTATAAGTTTCTAACACGTTTCATTAGACCTTGCAACCCTTGTGAATTAGGCCCTGATTCTGGTGGTGGGCCTGACTTATCACCAATCAAACCACCCTCTGCTGCAGACACACCCATTTGTTCTTGTTCTTCTATGTTGTAAGCTTTTCTTTCCTCTGGTGTCATTTGTTTAATTCTATCTAGTTCATCCTTAACAAATTTTCCATATTGATATACTCCCTCTAATCCTAAAGATGCCATACCTATGGGAGAAGCTATTCTTGCAAATCTCAAAGCTGTTGGAGTTTTTAAACCAAGATTAAGAACTCTTTGTATTCCTTTTTGTAAAGCTCTATTTTTCATCCCCTTCGTTGCATCAATTGTTCCTTTAACAAATCCAGGTGCAAAAGCTGCTTCTGCTCCTAAAGTTACTCTGTCAATTGGGTTTTTTAAATCATAACCACCAGTTCCTAAAGTTAAACCTATTAAACCCGTTGGTCCAAAACCAGCTCCCACAGCTCTACTTAAAATATTTCTACCTGTTTTAGTTCCAAGAGTTAAAGCTCCTGTTGTGCCTGCACCTATTTTTTCTGCGGTGCTTAAACCCTGTTCTACAATTGGTGTATCACCTGCTGATGCGGTTAGTTCATATTTTTTTGGTTTTGTTTTACCATACAAAAAAGTTGAAAGAGCTCCTCCACTAATTGCAGGAATAGCGATACTAAGCAACCTACCTGCTTTGCCACCAAACTTTGTGTAACGATCTTTAAGTATTTTTTTACCAACATCGGTGTTTAAATAATTTCTGGCTTGTTCATTAGTCATTACATCTTTTGGAACTTTAAAAGAGTAGCCATATTTTGTATGTATGTCATCAAAATAATTTTTATATTTATTATATGCTTCTGTATTTTCAATTGTATTTTTAGGTGCATCTAAACTTATTTCAAAAGCTCTAATTGGTAATTCACCTTTTTTTAAATTTTTATTAGCTTCATTAACAAATTTTTTAACATCTGCATTATATTTATCTTTTATTTTTATTTTTTCTGCTGTTGTTTTAGCTTTTTGTAATTTTATTTCTGCATTAGCGGTCAATCTATCTATTTTATTTAGTTTATCTTCGTTGATATCTTGTCTAATTCCTTGAACAAAAAGATTATAAATTGGTGTTTTAGCTCTGTTTCCAGATATGGCTTTTATTTCATCTATGGAAACAGTTCCTTTTTTACCAAGAATATTTCGAATTAGTTCTCCAATTCTTTTTCTTTGACTTGCAAAAAAACCAGAATCTTTTCCTATTCCAATTGCGGCTTCTTTTTCAGCAGCTATTCTAGTTAAACTTCCTTGTAGTCCACCAAACTTACCACTTCTTAATCCCGGTGATATATTCTCTGCAGCCATTTTTAAATCATCGCTTACTGGACCTACGTATTTAGCAAAATCTGGATCATCTCCCGAATATCCTATTAATAGTTGAGCTATCCTTCTAACAGGGTTTGAATTATCTGGTAAAATTTGAGTTGCTCTTTTCTTTAATTCTAAAATATCTTCTACAACATCAAAGTCAGGTTTATTAATTATATTGTTTAATATTTTATCATCTTTTAAAATAGTTATATCTTTTATTATATTTTGTGTTCTTTTATTTAAATTTTCAATACCTACGTTTCCTTTAGCTCTTCCACTAGGTAAAGTATAACCTAGTTCCTCTGCAACCTCTTTTACAAGGTTTTTTGTAGGAACTACATCTCCTTCAAATAAATCTCTAATTCTTTTAACTGTTATATTACCTTTGGCATCTTTAATCGCTTTAACAATTTTTTCTTTTCTTTTTGCAAGAGCTTCTTTACCTTCTTCTGTTGCAAAAGCACTTTTTGATCTTCTTATTTTATTTTTTTCTGCCATATCTTTAAGCTCCTCTTCAGAGGGTTCGATCCACGTTGTACTTTTTCTTTTTATTTCGTTGGGTTTAACGCCCAAATTTTTTACAACTCTTGAAAAATTTGCATCTGATAGAGTTAAGCCATAATTTTTTAAAATATTTTTTAATTGTGGAGTGGTAACTATATCTCCAGCCGCAAACCCGATCCGTCCACCATCAGCCATGCCTGGCGTATCGTCATCATCAAAGAGATCCATCAACTCTATAATTTTATCCTGTAGGTCTTTCATTACTCTCCTAACATTCTGGCGATACCGCCTGATGCAAAATCATCAGCTGCCTCTGCAGCTTCCTCTGCTGCTTGTTCTGCTGCTTGTTCCGCTCTAATTTCAGCCTCAACAATTCTTTCTTCACCTCTAGATATTCCTTTAACTTTCTTACCAGTTGCATATTCTTCCATCTGACGAGTTGTGCCTTCTAACATATCATCGAGTGAACCAACAATAACATCTACTGCCTCAGAACCTCCATCCGGATCTGTTGCGTATACTTCTACATCGTTAGCAACAAAATCTCCTTTTGGTTTTGTTTCCATTTTTGCGCCGCCCTCAACAAAAACATCAGCTCTTCCTGTATCAGGTCCTTTTTTACCTGGTGTGGTGTAGTTAATTGATACCGGTTGAGAATATTCATTTTCAAACATCACATCAATATTACCATCCATATCATCAATCTTCACACCAGGAACTTTATCATTTGTATATGTTGTGTATATTCTTTCATCAGTATCTACTAGTTTATAATAATCCATGTGGTCAGGTCTTTTTGCTTTGTACTCTGGTGTTCTAGCAACATCAGAAAAATAATTTTCACCTTTACCCTCTGCTATCGCTTTATCATACTCTGCCTTACTGACCTCTACTTTTTTCTGTTTAAATACGTTTTCTGCTTTTCCTTCGTTTCTAAATTTATTTACAAATGACGGAAACCACTCTGGCATCTGTGTTGAGGTGTCTTCTAATTTTGTTATAGGTGTTTTTATTGGAGGAGGATTTTTAGAAATTGTTTTACCAAATTTAATTGGTTTTAAAATTTTACCAACAATTGGTATGGATGCAAGACCACCTAATATTTTCATAAATTTTCTTCTAGTCATGCCGTCTTTAAACCCTGTACGTCCACCTCCGCCTCCTTGTTCATCTTCTGGATCTGGATCAATACCTACTCCTTTTTTAACTTTTTCTATTTGCTCCATAAGTTCTCTAAGTTTTCTCATTCTTTCTTCAATAGCCATTGCAATACCAGTCATACTATCATCTTTGCCATTACCTTCTTTCAAACCGATACGACCACCCATAGCTTTTTTAATTTGTTTACCACCCATGATACCTTTAGATGTATCAATGACATTGCCTTCCATGTCGACAACTTTTTCTAAATCTTTTATTCTTTGAGAAGCTTCTTGTTTAATTTTTATTTTTTCAAGACCATCTGGATCACGGCCCATAAATTTTCTAAAACCTCTAGTAAGCTGTATGATGGCTTCTGCAAGTTTCATTCCTGGTTTAATCATTAGTCTCCCCTAAATTTTTTCTTTTTGTATTTTTTTTCCATTCCTGATTCTGGCAAACTTTCTTTTTTAAATCTTTCAAGTCTATCTTTGTATAAAATCTCTGCTCTCTTCATAGGGTTCTTAACATCTTTTACTAATTTTCTTTTTGGTCCTGGTTCAGGTCTAAATCTTGATCTAATATTAGGTAGTCCTTCATATTTTTTAATAATATCTTTAGATTTTTTAATTAATTTGTTTTGTAATCTATCGTAAGCAGATTGTATGTCTCCCTGATCTGCTTTAGATTTTCCTTTTGTAATTCTTGATTTTATCTGTGCCACTTTTTTCTTGTATTCATCAACTGCAGGTTTGTTCAACTCTTTTAACTTTTTCATTTGTTTTTTATAAACACCTGAAAAAGTAGCCATATCTTTTTTATCTATTTTTTTAATCTTCTCTGCAGCTTTAGCTGCTGCTTTTGTAACCATACTACCTAATCCAAATTTTTTTCTCATTAGTAATATTTCCTTTTACGTTGCTCGACTTTTTCATCTACATAATCTTCAGGGTGTCCAATTAAACCTCCCTGTCTAAATCTCATGATAGCCTGTGTTGT